TCTTGTTTCCCAGCATTACTCGCTTATCATCGGAGATGATCTTGTTAATGATGTAAATTCGGCTACCAGGCTACAGGCTGATAAAGTTATTGACTGGTGGAAAAAAAGCTTTTCCTTGCTCGATCCAAACGGAATAATGCTTCTCATAGGGACGCGTTGGAGCAACTACGAGCTCTATTCCTATATTCTTGACACCATGCCCGATCAGGTTGATGTATTTATAAGATCGGCTCATAATCCTGATGGGTCACTTTATTTCCCAGAATTGTTTAACGAAGAAAAATTGGTTGAGCTTAAAAAACTGCATGGAAGCTATATCTACTCCTGCTTCTATGATAATAATCCCATAGATGAGGATAAGGCAATTGTAAAACAAAGTCAGATTGTTTACTATGGAGATGAACTTAAAACAGACCAAGAGGTACGTGATTACGCACAAAAGAAAGGACTTGCCATTTTCTGTGTATGTGACCCTGCCGTTTCACAAAAAACGACTTCTGACTATTCTACCTTTAATGTTGTGGGAATAGACAATGATAGTAATTGGTATATTCTGAAGATTATTAGAGAAAAACATACCGTTTATCAGCTCATTGAGCAACTTTTTCAGATTAAAGAGTTCTGGAATCCTATTACTATGGGTATTGAGGTTATTGGGTTGGCTCAAGGTATACTTGCACCCATTCATCAGGCTGAAATTGAGCGTGGAAAGTTTCTTCCTCTAGTAGAAATTAAAGTACGTCCGCAAATCACTAAAGAAATGCGTATTAGGAGTGTGCTCCAACCTCGTTTTGAGCAAGGAAAGATATTGTCCCGCCGTGATATGGTAGATTTTGAGGAGGAAATACTGCGTTTTCCTAAAAGTAAGCACGATGATATAATAGACCCCCTCACAGATTTAGAGACTATTGGCTTTCCTCCTGACAAACAGCAGAATCAAGCTCCAACATCAGAGAACAAAATACAGAAACATCTGTTACAATTATCAAATAGGGGTGAAGAAGAAGCTGATCCCGTGATGGGAGAGTTTTATTAAGCAAATATGGAACTAATAGTTATTTCAATTATATTATCTCTTGTAATTTTTTTACTACTTGCCTATAGTGTGTATAAGGACAGAGAGTTTAAGGCAGAACGCCACGATCTGTTACTTAAAATTATGGCAAAAAATATGGCCGAATATGAACGGGTAAAAGTAATTGAAACACCCCCTAAAGAACATAAAAAAAGTCAAGAATTAGACGATCCTTATGTTCCCACTGATGAAGTACCCCTAGATATACTACTTAACGCAAAAGATATTACATGATTACTATAGGACGAAAGCTCTGGAAAAACCTTGAGGATGATGAAAAGATAGCTCATTGTGAAAAGCTATTTGAAGAAGCTAAAGGAGCACGGCAACGCTATGATCTTGAGTGGTACATGAACTATATGTTCTTGGATGGGAACCACTATACTTACTATAATACGACAACTAACACTATTGAACAGAAACCAAGAAGAAAAAGCGAAGTTCGGTTGGTTATAAATAAAATACGGTCAAGTATTCGTGCCATTCAGAACTATTCAACCCGTTTTAACCCAAAATGGGAAGTAATGCCAGGAGATGAGGATAAAGAGACCCTGACAAACGCTCGTAGATCAGGAAAATTACTTGATTATATTTACCGGACACTTCACTTAGAGGTTTTTATCCAAAGTATTGTTGATTCTGTCCTTAATACGTCAGTAGCGTTTGCTGAAATTGATTGGAATGATACTGACGAAGGAGGGCGTGGTCAGGTAAAAATATTTGACCATGATAGTTTTGACATTTCCATTGATCCACGCTCGATAATTTATAAAGCCCGTATTCAGGGACGTTTTATAGCAAAAGCCATTTCCAAAGAGCTTGATGACATAAAGTCTGATGAACGATATGATGAGAAAGCAAGAAAACAGGTTAAATCAGACTCAGAAATAGCTACATCACAATATAAAACCCGCCTTATTGAAAAACGCGAAGGTGGAACTTCAATGGGGTCTAAGAATAAGGCAACGGTAAAGGAATTTCAACTCTGGGATTATGAGGGAAACGAAGAAGGTGGAAATATCCAATTGTTTACCTATGCGGGAGGTAAAGTTTTGCGCGATGAGGCGCTTCCGTTGAAAGAATACAACATTTATGTGTTTCAGGTTCCGCAAGACACCAAGCGGGTATATCATCGGTCATGGACGGCTGATGCGGTTCCTCTTAATAAGGCTCTTGACCGTATTGAAAGTCAAAAGGTGATGTATGTTAATCAAGCGTTGCGTTATCGCATTATCGCCGAGAAAGGAAGTGGGGTAGAGGAAATTGATAACACCGATGGAAGCATACTTGAGGTTAATGTTGGCCGCACCTTTAAACAAATGGAGATGTACCCTTATCCTTCTGCTGCTGATAATTTAACGAATGAAATGTCTGGGTTTATTGATAGTATTCTAGGGGCAAATGATGCCAGTCTTGGCCGTATGCCTGTAGGTGCTCGTTCTGGTAAGGTGTTAGAGGCACTACAGGCTGCTGATGCAAACAATCTTGCTAATATCCGCCTTGCGCTAGAGTCATTTCTTTCAGTTATTGGATCAAAAATATTGGATGTTATTGCAGAAAAATACCAGAGTTCGCGGGTATACAAGCTTACTGAAGCAGAGGATGGTCAAGAATATGGACGTTTTATTGGTTCAGGTGCAGAAGATGAGGCAAAGCGTAAAGATGCCACTGTTATTAACAAAGATAATGAGGTTATCGTAAAAATAGGATCGTGGCTCGGTCATACGGTTGAAGCTCGAAGGGAAACATTGATTGACCTTGCTACACAAGGATTTATTCCCCGTGAGGAAGTGTTACGTCAGTTTGAATTTCCTAATGTCGCTGATTTATCAGAAAAGGCACGAGTTGAACGTAATGAGTCTGATGCTATGAAAGCAAATATTGCAGGACGTGGCAAGCAACAGGGTCAGTTACAAGCACCAACTAAACCAGAAGGACAAACTGATCCTATGATTGAGATGGCTGACGAAGAAAATACCCTTATGATGAATGGACAGCAATTACCTCCCACAGAAGGGGCTACTCCTGAACATACTCAAGCTCATATTGATTTCGTACAATCTCAATATTTTACTCAAAGTGGTAACGATGGAATAGCACAAATATTTATTGCCCATATAAAGGGGGAACAGCAATTGCAAGGGGCTACTCCTACAGGCAATGGAATGATTTGACAAATTGAAGTCTTGTTATATAGTATAGTTATAGGAATAAGTTGACTAAGCCTGAAAGGGCAGTCAGAAAGAGTTAAAAAGTTACATGGTAGTGGCACAAGACCAAGCCAACGGTACGCAGGACACTAAATCCACTCAAGGCGTGGATAATCAGGATAGTGCGGATCAAGGACAGTCAAACGGAGCCAATGGTGAATCGGGAGGTGATACGCCTAAGCTGTTCAAAATGCCTGATGGCAGGGAAATGTCAGCAGACGATCTGTATAAAGAACATACAGAAAAATTACTTCCAGAATTTACTAGGCGTTCTCAAAAGCTCAAAGAATTTGAGCGTAAAGAGAGCGAGGCGAAACAGCAAGCAGGAGATGCTGCTCGTAAACAGGTTGAAGATAATGACCTGTTAAAAAATGTTTCACCTGATGTAAAGGAAGCGATTATGAAGATTGTAGAGCCTCAAATAAAACAGGCGCTACAGGCAAAAGAACAAGAGTCGCTTCAAGTACAAAAGGAAAAAGCATTTGAAAACGAGCTAGGTGATCTTGAGAAGAAGTGGGATGGTAAAAATGGCTTGCCAAAGTTTGACAGGGCGAAGGTCATAAGCGCGATGCAAGACCCGAATAATCGTATATTTGATCCTGAATCAAAGTTCAGGCAGATGCACGAGAAAGAGTTTACAGATCATCTTATAGAAAGTGCCTTAAAAAAAGGCAAAGGAGGTCTGAAAACAGAAATGACGGGTAGTAATCAGGATAGAAAGCCTGACGCACATACGCCAAAGACTTTTAGCGAAGCAAGCTCATCATTCCTTCAACGACTCAAGAACGAATAATCCAAACATCTTCAAGTAGCGGTTTCACCAATAAAAATTAGTGTCTTAAATTAGTAATTGCTTTATAAGAAAAGGGGGTGAATATAAAAAATGGCACAAAATTTAAGTAATTTTGACGAAGCGTTAAAGATAGATTATCTTCCTGTTGTTCAAGAACAGTTAAATCACGCGACGGTTCTTTTGGATAAAATTCAACGTAACGAACGTGATGTTTCTGGCAAACAATGGCAATTAACCGCACATTATGGAAGAAATAGTGGTGTTGGTGCTGGTTCTGAAACTGGGTTGCCTACTGCTGGAAATCAATCATACCTAAACCCTTATGGTGGTGTTAAGTATAATCGTGGACGTATTCAGGTATCTGGGCCTGTAATGGCTGCATCCAAAAATGATAAGGGATCAATAGTGAGAGCTCTTGATTCCGAGATTCAGGGAGTTGTCCGCGACCTCAAGAAAGAGGTCAATTATCAGCTTCTTAATGATGGATCGGCTGTTCGCGCTCTAGTTAATGGTGATCCTGGAACAGGAACAACCCTTACGCTTGATGGCCCTGGAACAAACTATTTTTATGATGGCATGAAAGTAGACATTCTTGATCCCGCAACGGGAGACATTACCACCTCTGGTTCAGGATTAACGGTAAGTACGGTTGATTCGACAACTGAGGTTACTATGTCTGCTGCGCTGAACGCTGATGTGGCAGATAATGATTGGGTAATTGGTGCAGGGGCGAGGATTGAAGGAACAGGTGCATTGGCAACTAACACTTCATATGAAATGATGGGATTGAAAGGTATTGTAGACGATGGAACGTATGTTACTACTCTACATAACTTGTCCCGTAGTTCATATGCGTGGTGGAAATCTTCAACCTTTTCAAGTGATGATAACAGTGGAACTTTGAGGGACATGACGTTACCTCTTATTCAATCTGCTATCAGTGCGGTTGAGAAAAACGGTGGACGGGTATCTATGATTTTATCGGATGTTGATATGCGTGACGCATATGCAGCACTCGTCATAGCGGATAAGCGTTTTGTAAATACGATGACGCTTGATGGAGGATGGAAGGCGCTTGAATACTCAAGTGGAACCAACGGTTTACCGTGGATTTCTGAAGTAGACATGCCTCCCAATACGGTATTTTTCGTAGAATCAGAACGACTGTTTATTATGCAGATGGCAGACTGGAACTGGATGGATGAGGATGGAGCAATCCTTTCTCGTGTTTCAGGAAGTGACGCATATGAAGCGGTACTCTATTGGTACTCAGAATTGGCTACCGATAGACCACGTTCTCACTCGTTCTTGCGAGACGTACAGTAAGGTTTAACAGGTGAAAGAGTTTGCACCAGTACAAGCTCACGAGTATCCTCAAATCGAGGGGAAAACTGTGGGGGGCTACGAAGCCCCCATAAAGAAAAAAATGGCTTGTAATGGCGGGTTCGATTCCCGCCTTTTTCTCATGGATAAAAGTTCCATTCTCTGAAAGGAGGTGAAATAAAAAATGGCGATAAAAAACAGAAATTTAGTTTTTTCACAGGCGAATAATTCTAGTCCTGCAAGTGATAAATTTGTTCAGTTACCGAAAATTGCTAATGCAAGTTTACCTACGGCTGTTGCTGATGGTAGCTCAGGTGAGAACGAAGGAGGAATTGTATATGATGCTACTAATAACAAAGTATACTTTTCTGACGGTTCTTCATGGGCGGCAATTGATACATCGGGGACACCAGCCTATGATGATATAGCTGATCCTGATGCTAACTCAACGGTAGCCTTTGCGGGATATACGAATACATGGACATCTACTCTTAATAGTGCCGGTGGCGTATTTACTATCAGTAATACTGCTGCTGACCTTACTGCTGATGTATCACTCATTGATCTTAAATTGACCGATGACGGTGATGCAAATGGTTTCTTCTTGCGGGGTTACGACAATGCAGGGGGAGACTTAAAGTTTAGCGTAGGATTAGATGGTGCGACCACTATTGCTGGTTCTGCAACGGGAATTGCTGCTTTAACATTAACCGCAGGAGACTTAACAGTAACCTCTGGTGACGTGGATATTGCTGCTGATAACCGAAGAATTAGTTTTGGTGCGTCAGGAGATACTGATTCATACATCTATTTTGATGGATCGGGTAATCTTACCTTTTATGACTCAACCGCAGGTTCAGCTACTCTTTCTCAACTAATTGCATCAAGCCCAACGGGAGATTTCACCATCTCAGATGGTCAATTTTCGTGGACTGATGGAACGGATGAGCAGGGTGGAACGTGGACATTTGCAGGAACAACTACCGCAGATATTGCGTGGAGTTCTGCGATTACAACGGGGAAAGCGCTATCTATAACTGCTGATGCTCTAACAACGGGTTCAATGCTTTATCTTGACAGTGATGGGATAACGTCAAGTGGAAAGTATATCCAATGTTATGATGGATCGGCAAACGACTTCACAGTTGGCACAAATGGTGCAGTAGTTATTGCGGGTGTAGCCTCAACGGATGTTCTTACAGTTTCGGCTGGTGACATTCAAGTTACTGCTGGTGACATTGATGTAGACTTGGGTATTCTAACTGTTGATAATACCGCAGATGAGGGAAACTACATTAAGAGAAATAACGCTACGGGTACTGCTCCTGTTTTGGAGATTGAGGAAACTCATGCCACAGGTGGCATAGCGTTGTTGATTGATACTAAAAATACAACGGTTGCAGAATACGCGCTTGATATTACCTCAAGTGGCGCTACAGAATTGCACTTGAGTGCAAATGGAGCAGCAGGAGATGGTATTTTAGTAGATGTGACTGATGCACATACTGGTCAGATATTAAAGATAGATGCGGGCCCTTGGCTTGGAACAGCTGGGGAAGGTGCAGCGTTGGACTTTAGATCAGATAGTGCGGTAACAGCAGAGGCAGGACATGTCATGTATGTTAAGCTACAGGGAACGGGAACTGATGCTGCGGCTATAGAAGGTAAAGGACTATATATTGAGGATGAAGGAGCAACCCAAGCTGGTTCATACCTCGTAGCCCTTGACTCTTTAGCAAATGGAGCTTTATTAGTCAAATCTGGTGGATCGACGTTCAAGGGTAATGTAACCTTGGGAGTTGACGCTACTGGTGCAGATTTTAAGGCTTTTGGTGATACCACAGCCAAGTATATGGAGTGGGATCAGTCGGCAGATTCATTGTTCTTAACTAACTCTACGGTTTTCCGTATTGGAGGTACAGAAACACCTGATGGTGTAACGATGGACTTTGATGGAGCTGATTTTGATATTGATGCGGTAACAATAAACGATAACATTAAATTCGGATCGGATGTTGATACAAATGTTATCTTTAATACTGCGTCAGGTGCAGCACTAACCATAGATCATGGAGCAGAAACAATTACTGTATCTGCAACGGCTGATCTTGTGATTACTTCAGGCGCGGTAATAACACTTGCAGCAGATCAGGCAAATGGTATCGGATTGACTATTCCTGTAAAGACAACGACAGGCGATCCTGGTACTACCGGAACGGCAGTTGGTGCGATGGTGTACAATACCTTTGACCACAAACTTCTTGTAAAAGAAGCGGCTGGTTGGGTAGAAGTAGCATTAGCTTAAAAAGTTGAAAGGAGATGAAGAAGCATGGACAAAGAAACGCTCTTGTCTAAGCGGGCTGAGTTTGAGAAACAGTTTAATGCGCTAGAAAGCTCTAAACAGAGCCTAGTACAGCAAAACCGTAATATCAACAAGAAGCTCGGTGAGATTCGAGAAGAACAAGTCCGACTTCAAGGAAAATATCAGGTACTTACTGATCTTATTGGAGACAAAAAATCAGAAGTAACTGGAAAAAAGGTTGAGCAAAAAAAGCAAAACTGATTTTCAAGGGAGAGGTTGGCGTATACCACCTCTCCCTTTTTTATGCTATACTCATATTTATGCCACAAAGTATTGACTCACAACATATACAGGATAATGCTCACGTAACACTTAAAGACAGCAACGGTAAGATTAAAGAAGAACGCACTATTATGAGACGACCAAAAGTATTACTCTGCATACTGAATCAAGGGCAAAACTCTGCGGGACTTGAAACACAACTTATTAGGTGGATGAGCGAATTGCGAGATAAATATGAATTTGACTTTTTCCCCGCTAAATATACGGGCAGACCAATTTCGTCCAATAGAAACGAGATAGTAAGAGATTTTCTTAAAATAGACTATGATTACCTCGTTATGATTGATGATGACAATCCTCCTAATTCAAATTTTTTACTACTCCTTGATTTAGATAAAGATGTCCTATCTATTCCCACCCCAGGGCGTGATTGGAGAGGTATTCATTGGCATGTATACGATTTTGATGAAAAAAGCACAGACGAACAACTCATTTTTAAAGATATTCCCGTTAACAGAAGAACAGGGCTACAACAGGTAGGGGCTGTTGGAACAGGTTGTATTATGATTGCCCGTAGAGTTTTAGAAAAAATAAAACGGCCTTTTGAGGATTTATTTGATGAAGATGGAGTAATAAAAACCAACGATGATCTTGCTTTTTCAAGTAAGTGCAGACGGGAAGGGTTTACCGTATGGGCACACTTTGATTATACTTGTTCTCATTATAAAAATGTAGATTTACTTCAAATGTTGCGTCTTATTCAAATGGCAGGAGCAGTTAAGGCTCCACATATGATAAGCGTTGATTTAAAAGATCCCGCACAATTAGAAAAAGTTAAAAAACTATTGCAAAAAAATTAGAAGGGTGCATACTGTAATTATGGATTCGTTAAAAAATGACCTTGAAAGACTTAAAAAAACGAATAAGATTGATGGTCTAAAGGGAGCTAAGCATGTAGGAATGGTGGTTGACACGTTCAATCAAGCACTTGATAAAAAGAAAGATAAAGAGTTTGGAAATGAAATGAACGCCAGAAATAGGTACTTTGTAAAATTACTTGTTCATTCAATTGAATCGAAACGGTCTGGTAAGCCAAATGAGATTTATAAGTCTAATAGTATAATTGTATGAGAACACTAAAGTATTCTATCCCATTGATTGTTGCTGATGGTGGTACTACTATTGAATCAAGCGAATTGCCTATAAATGGAATATTACTTGGACTCGTTGTTGTAGCTCCTGATTTAACGAGTTCCAATACTTATACTGCCTCCATCCTCGATGAAGAAGGTGGAACAATCATTTCATACGCTACTTTGACAGAAAATACTACAACATCAAAGTACATCGATGCGAATAATGCTTATCTCCATGCTCCACTGCATAATCCGACAGTAAAAATAGTAAGCTCAGGCGCAGAAACAGGGGCAAAAACTTTTACAGCACACATTTATTATGAAAGTTAATCAGTTATAAAAAAAGTATGCCAAAAATAGGAGGAAAAAAACTATCGTATCCTTCAGTATCGGTAGGGAAGAAAAAGGGAGGGGTTGGTATGATGGCTCGAATGGGAATGAAAAGGCCATCAAAAAAAGGTGGAATGAAAATGCCTAAGATGTCGTATTAAGAAATTATAAATACCGTTCTACTATATGAAGGAAAGTAAATTAAGCACAAATAGTTTTATTAAAGGCCATTTTCACGCCAAACTTAAATCTTCTAATGGTGAAATATTAAGCATTGTTGACCTACCTAATACTATTACTGAACTGATGGATGCTCATGTTGCAGATCAGCTTTCTGATAGTGGAGATGTTGCAATTGGGTATATGGCCGTTGGTACAGGAAGTGGTCAAACATCAGCATCAACTGGACTTGCTGTTTCTGCTGCCCGTGTAGCTCTCGATTCAACAACTCAGGGAGTAGCAGCAGCAGATAATGATGTAGTATATGTAGCTACTTTTTCCGAAGGAATAGGTACAGGAGCTCTTACTGAGGCTGGGTTGATGTTAGGAGATAATAACACCTCTCTGATGACTTATGATGATTTTAGTGTCATAAACAAAGGAGCGGGGGATGTGCTTGAAATAACGTGGACTATTTCTTTTGGAGCATCATAAAGCTCTATTAAACAATAATCAAAAATCTATATTTCTTGATATAGTATTAGTATGGCTCTATTAACCCATACGGTTCAAAATGTTCTATTCATAGATACTCTTCTAAAATATGATAGTGGAATAAATTATGATGAGGGATTTTATTATGATTCTACTGTAGCTCCTGATATAGTAGTTAAAAAACCGATTCTTCCTAGATCAGAGAACCTTACATTGACTGATGCGGTAACTAATATAGTTTCTTCTTTTAGAAGTGAGGTCTTCCCTCTATCTGATTCACTAATTAAAACAACTGACCTTATAAGAGCAGAAACCTATTCATTAGCCGACACAAGAGTATTCACTATTTTCAGTAACAAAAGCGATACAATTCTCTTTACTGATGTTTCTAGTCGGGGATTATCGTTTTTACTCTCGCTGCTTGATACTCTTGCTCTATCCGACTCGCCATCAAAGAGCATTGATAAGCCCTATGTGGATATATTATCCATAAGCGACTCAAGGATTGTTAATGTAGCCCTTACTACTTCTGACTCACTAAACATAACAGACTTGGCAGAATATCTTAGGAAATACTTTCTTGTAGACACATTTACTTTTTCAGACTCGATCAGGTATCGTGTTCCTTCAGAGGTTCCAATTATTAATATCTTTTTTGATGAGCCTATTTTTATACCAGAAGCTATTGAGCCGAATATAGATATTATTGATAACAATACAGCAATACTGTCCCCATTATCAAACGTAGGATCATCAGTTGCAGGAACCGGAGAAAGAGTTTACTATGATAGTGGATTATATTATGATACCAGTAATCTATATTATGATAGGCTATATGTTGAAAGTGGCTACGCACAGGGAAACGAAAAATCATTTACCGAAGTTACTGATACCAGTCCAAGAATTGCAATAGCATAAACATGTTTATTAAAATATTTCATCCTACCCTTGGCCCTCAAAAGACTCGTCTAACTGCGGATGTAGCCGTAGCAGCTTCTTCCTCAACGGTTGAAAATAATGATGGAATAGCAACAAATGATTTATTTGTGTTTGGTAGACTAGGGCAAGAAAAAACAGAGATTGTTACCATAACAAGCGCAACGAGTAACACTACCATTGGCCATACAGGTGGATTAAAATTTTCTCATGTTGCTAATACACCGTTATTTGAAATTAAATATAATCAAGCGGAAATTTCACGAGCGACCAGTGAAGGTGGAGCGTATTCTGTCTTGGCGACCATATCATTAACTCCTGATGAAGACTACACCATCTACGATGACACAACGGGAACAACGGCAAGTTGGTATAAGACACGCTATTACAATAGCGTAACAGCTACCTATTCAACTTACTCTGCAACGGTTGAAGGAAGCGATTATGAGGATGAATCATTGCACGCTATGGTAAATGATGTTCTTGAAGAACTTGGTGATGAAAACGCTACTCAAACTTCTAGAAAGAGGGTAAAGAAACTACTAAACGCATCAGCAAGAAAAGTAGCCCGTGAGGTAATTAAGCAATATCCAGAGTTTTTGAAAGCCTATACAACACAAGCATTATCGGCAACGGAAGCCTATAATCTTCCAACACGTTTCTTAGGATTCTCACGTATTGATATAAACTTTGAAGGATCAAGTGCGGATGATGCTGTAAAAGTAACCCAATTTTCAAAAGAGTCAAGTTTAGAGCCTGGAGAAGATTTTTTGACTTCTGACCCTGTTGTTTCTTTTAGAGGAACACAATATATTATACGTCCCACTCCAACAACGGGATATGCCTTTTTATGGTATTGGCAAGCCCCAGAGTCTATGAGTGATGAGGATGATACTCATGGA